TTATAAATTGTTTTAAGTCAAATGATTTCATACCTTCAATGTCGCCCATTTCAAACATTTTATCTATATATTTTTCTTCTAGATCAACCATAGTTTTAGCAGCAAGATAGATATCTTCTTTGCAAGCGTCTAGTAAGCTATTGTCTTCTTCGCACATATGTCTAAACAATTGACAACCCATTTTGCTGTGTAAGCTTTCATCGCGCACAGACCATTTCATTTGTTGTCCGATACCTTTAAGTAAATTACGTAACTGAAAAGAATACAAAACAGCAAAGGCACTATATAAGCTAACGCCTTCTGCAAAAGCGGAGAAGATAGCAAGGGAGGTTCCGATACCCACAGCATTATCGCCATCATAAGCAACCAAGTTATCAAAACGATCGGCTGTCGCAGGTTCGTGTAAAAACGCTTCATAGTCTTCTAGTTTTAAAGTTTCATTTAAATAGCTATAAGCTACAGCATGTATTGTTTCTTGTGATCCAAACATCATAGCCATTTGTTGTATCTCATGTTTAGGAAACCAACCAACTACTTTCTGTGTCCAATAATCTGACACAGCACATTCAGTCTGAGCAAAACCTAGTAGAATATTTCCCACTAAGTTTTTCTCTTCTTTTGTTAACTTTTCGTTCCAATCTTTTACATCACCTGACATAGGTATTTCAGTATGTAACCAAAACGCCTGAGCTTGTTTTAACCAGCCTTCTGTGTAGTACTCAGGATACTCAAAAGGTTTATACGGTATTCTATTATCAAATAGTCCCATTATTTATCGTGTATTTCTAGTGATATATCAACAAAAGGTATATAAAATACATAAGCTGTTTGATCTGGTTCATCGTATGTTCTTATACCTAAACATATTCCAGGATAAAACCCTATGCTTAAACTCCAATTGTTTCTAATTATTTTTTTATCCATTAATAGTTTTTTTACTAATTACTATAGGAGAACCATCTTTGTGAGATGACACAAAATAAACTGCATCGTTTTCCTCTACTATAACATCTTTAACATCTTTAAATGTTTTAGGATAATTTGTTATAGCATATTCTTTTATTTTATCCATAAACTTTTATATTATATTTATCTTGTTGTTCTACTAATTCTCTATATTTAATTTTGTTTCTCATTTCCCAGCTCCACTTCCACCATTTGTCAATTTGACGTTCTCTATATTTACATCTAGCTAAGTGTTTTGCTTGAGCAGGATTAATCTTATTGTTTCGTCGCATTCCTTTTGATTTTGTGGTTTATATAAAGTCCATATTGGATCAGATTTTTGTGTCAATAGTCTTTTAAATAACTTCCAACGTATTGGAAAAGATTCATTAGCTCTACCTTTAGTTTCTATTATAAAGTCTTCGCCTATAAAATCAGGTGTATATTTTATGTTAAGTATTTTTTTATTACCTCTATTTTTATATTCACCTTTTCCATTACTTTGTCTTTCTATTGACTCCATTTCAAACTCAAATGATGGTATTAATTCAAACGTTTGACCTTCGTACTGAGCTTTTATTTTAGCTTTTTTAAGAGCCATATACATATATCTTTCTAAACCTGAAGCAAACTTAATACCATCGTAAGTTATTTTCTTAGACTGTACTGGACCTTTTTTACGTTTAAAAGATTTCTTCATCATTGACATCTATATAATGTAAACCATCATTACCATTTTGACCAATTACATTCATTCGGTTTAACATAGCTTCTTCTATCTCATCACGCAAACAATGTCTAGCTGATTCAAGATATAGTATTGCATCCATTAGTTCTTCTTGTACATCAACAATAAATCTATTAAGATCTTTCTTTTGACCTTGTATTTCTTCCATCATTGTAGCACCATACTTTTCTTGGCCTATTAAACTACGTTCGTCCATCTTCCTTAGTACGTTTTGTACTATCTTATCTTTAGTTTTAATCTGCATCTTTTACGAATGTTCCGTTAATCATTTTACCTGTTCTAGCTGCTATAACTTTGTAAGCCTCATCAATACAATATTCTATATCGTATCCTTGTAAATGAGCTAAGTTTGTAAGCACTACAACCATATCACCTATTGCATCTACAACTTCTGGTTGATCATTTTTAAGTAATGCTTTAGCTAGTTCGCCTGCTTCTTCTTGTAGCTTAACGTATTGCGTATGTGGATTACCTTGTTGATATAAACCTCTTGTTGCTGCCCAATCTCTTATAAGATCAAATCTTTCATCTGTTTTTGTAGGTGTATGCTCTATATTGTAATAAGCTTCATAATAAGCTTTATTATATATGTAGCATCTGTCATTGTTAAACATAGATGTTCTAGCGTTTTGCATAATCCAAGGTATATGCTCTTTTTCTAATTTAAAGTAATAGTCTGGAGTTTTCCATTCCATACCTATGTTGTCCAGTAGGTTGCCTTTTAACTTGTTTAAAGGAACTGGAAACGTACTTGTTTGTTCTGTTGGATTTACTTTCATATTTAATTTGAATAGATTTTTATATAATGTTCTGTCTTTCCTATAGCCATAAGACTTTTGAAGTTCTATTTCACGGTCTGATATATAATCTATATCGTCTGACTGTTCAAGAACTTCATACTCTGTCTCCTTATAGCCTTGCATAAGGGTTACTCTGTTCTTAAGATTACGTGTTACGCCAATCTTTTTACCTGGTATGTGGTATAAATAATACATATTTTAAAGTTTGTTATTGTATAAATGTAAGTTATGTGCAAAATGGTAATAAGTACCTATTTCAATAGTTAATCTCTCTGCAATCATTTGTTGCAACATTGAGAATTGATATTGATCATTGCAAAAACCGTACCAGATGTCATTAGAACGCATCAGGACTGACATGTTTAACTTGTTGTCTAGTATTGTAAACTGTACTGCGTAAGTACACGGTGTATCTTTTCTATATGATGACCATTCTTTTGCATCATATATACTTATCGCTGCGTGTCTTGTGTTTTTATCCTGTCTAAGCTTAGCGCATACGTAGTCTATTTGATTATTACGTTTCCACTGATAACCATAGTTAGAATTAACATTACGATTACTGTCTGCCATCTTTTCCCATATCGGTGGTATTTTACCATATATTTGACCTAGCTTGTCTATACTACGATCGCCTGATTTATACCACTCCCACTCAGCTTCAGCATATTCTAAACTCCAATTACGCTCTTTGTTTGTAATATGATTATCCATAGGATTTTCAATTGTAAAACCTATATTGAATAAAGCTTTAGTATCGTCAAAGTCTACACCATCAATTAATATTCTATTAAGTTGATAAGTATAAGCTTCATCTGCGTTTTTAAATAGTGTTATTGCCATATTTATTGTAATAGTATTTATAAAATTTAAATATTTCTTCCCATATCTGTACTTTCTTATATAGATACGGTGATCTGTTTTTTCTGCTGTTTATTTCTACGTCTATGTACCATTCATATGTATTGTGTGCAAACGGAGATATTTTAATTCCATTGTTCATACACCATTGCATATGTCTTCGTTCTTCTGACGTAGCCATATAATGACCCATGTTTATACGCTTTACTCCCACGGCATTGCTTCGTTTTCATTTACAGCATTTACATGAGGCATAAAACAGCCAGATCTTGGTTCCCATTTGAAATGAGCTTCAGCTCCGTTTTCACCTAAGTTTTGAAACTTAACTTTCAGTATCTTTGCTTTAACGGTTTTTTCTTCATAGTTCCTGTGAACTAATATACCGTGATAACTAGCATCGTACCATTCACCACCACCTTTAATGTTATACATTGTAGGCTCTTCCATTTTACCATCTTTGTCTTTGTACATCTTTGTTGGATGCGCAACTACAAACACAAGTACATCATACTTCTTAGCAAATGTTTCTATCTTAGTTAGATATTCCATTGTGTAACGATTAACATCTTCTGTTTTACAATCAACATCTCTAACTTTATTAAAAGGATCAATTACTAAACATTTAATACCTTTACGTTTTACTAGTTCAGCGCCTTTACGTAATACAGATTCTAAAGTATAACGTTCCATATCAATAAAGAAATAGTTATCATTAACATGATTAGCAACTCTATTCCATTTGTCTCCGTGTATATCTTTAGACGATGGCATACCTTGCCAGGTCTTACGCATTAACTTATGCGCATGTAAATATGTAGGAGCATTTTCAGGTGATGCGAAAGCTGTTTTCCAACCATAGTTATTATTATAACCTACAACCATCTGGTCAACAAAA